TAGAGTAATCTCTTTACTTTACTGTGTAGGGCGCGCCTCGGTGTTTTGGGATGAGAAGAGGTCCACGGTCCCCTAGATAAATAATCTTACAAAAAAGAAATACAGATAATGCAAAAATTAATTAAAGGATTTCAACAGTTCGTAAATGAAAACCACATGGACCATGAAGACTCTAATTCCATTGCTAGAGAACTTGGAACAATGGGATTTCAGACGGTTGCAACTGCCTATTCGGGTAACAGTAACGACGACATGCTTAGGCTTGAGTTCAGCAACCTGCCGGGTAAAAACGTGCTAATTAGCCTTGACTCATTAGCCAATGTACTGGATCCATCGGTACTCGACTCTGATTCGGATGAAGATCATGAGGCGGTCAATCAAGCACTATGGGATAGAGCACAAGAGATTGCAAGGCGTGCAGGTTGTTCTGTATTAATAGACAATGAATCGGGAGAAGAGATTGACTTGACCTAGATAAATAATCTTACAAAAAAAAAAATACAGATAATGAAAAAATTAATTAAAGGATTTACTCAATTCGTTAATGAGAACGAAATTCAAGAGGGCGATCGCATGGCTTCGTTTAGAACAACGACTGAGTCCAACCTAATGACCGCCATTAAAATGGAAGTTGATAAGCTACTACCTGAATGGAATACATCTCTTCAAAAATCTAGCGACGTCGAAGGCGGCTACATCATCTATGTTGAGAGTCCAGAAGATCCTGAGAACTACTACTTCATTGAGCCCGCAACTGATAACTACTACAAGGGCCAGGAAGAAGAGGATGACTTTTCACCGGCTGGCGATGTTGCTGACGTATTCATTACCAAGGGCGATGGGTCAACGAACCAAGACTCAATAACCGTGACCGCTAATCCTGGCGACTACTCAATGGAGAAGCTTGCCAGACGAGTTGCACTAAAGCTTGCGACCTGGATCAGCGACGAAAACTAAACATTACTATTCAAGTTTAATAAGGGGCCATTGAGCCCCTTTTTTTTGTATAATAGACTCTATAGTCAGGCGCTGGGCGGTTACGACTCATAGAGTAGAGATGAAATTATACAGGTTCGAATCCTGTCCTGACTACATGGTGCTCTGTAAAGCCTCTTATCGTGAGATAACGTAACAGAAGTGGATAATCCAGAAATGGATGACGCTCCACTACATAGTCAGGTGGCGGAATTGGTCAGACGCAAGCATCTACTGGATGCACTATATTACAGGTTCGAATCCTGTCCTGACCTCTAATACAAATAGAACAACATGAAAGAACAAAAAGTACTCGTGACCGGTGATCAGGGCTCGCATGAGGTGCAGGCCAAGGTGGATGCCCTACTTACCGAGGGTTGGCAGATTGTGTCAGTTACCGCACAGCACGTTTCCACAGGTTCAAGCCAGTTCTTTAGGGGCGGTTACTTCATCGTCTTTGAACGGGCGGTTGGAGAATAAATAACTCTAACTAAAAAAGACTAACTCATGAAATACCTTAAACTATTTGAGAATCTCATGCATGACTCTGATGATGAGACCAGACCAGTCCGCTGCACGATACTGCCAACCGTTCGATCGGTTGGAACCAGCCTAACCCAACGAGCCCTTCGAATTGGGCTGGCCAATCTGGACAGGATCAGGACACGATACGAAAATGAGCCCGACTCATACACTCAATCCGGAACCAAGACTCTACACAAGATGATAATAGACCGAGACACCGACGGTCTGCTTAAGTTTGAACCTCTATTGAAATTGAGCCCGGCTGAATTTGAGAACTTTAGCCTTGATGCGATGGACCGGGCAATGGATTTCGTAAAGGCCAACGGTCTGGAATTGATTGGCCCACGTGGATCGAGTTTTAGACTGCCGATTCGGCTGAATGCCCAATGGAAAAGCTATTGCGAGACCGAGACTGCCAAGCTAATCAAAGACTATGTTGGCGATAACCCAATTCAAGAATAAACAAGTACACATGATTCTAAAAGGACCCATAGCAATATCGGTCCTTTTTTAATAAATAACTTTATGAAGTACATCATATCTAAGCAACTTTTTGAAAGTAGGGACCTACTAAAGCCCAAGCTAATGAGGCTTATTGAGAGTTGGGTCATGGGCAATGAAGAGAGTCTTAGGTTTACCGAATCGGATGCCGATGAACTGATTAGACTGATCGAGAACAATCCTTTCATCCGCGAAGAGAGCCTTAGGCAACTAGACTCCAAGAGAGTGAAGACTCTTTGGCGTGGGCTGCACCAGGACTGGGAACCGGATTCAGATAACTACACCATACATGATCGAATAACCTCCTTTTCTTCTGATCGGGATGTTGCAGCCAGGTTCGGTGAACACACCCTATTGTCGATACCAATAGAAAAGGTTCGTCCGAATATTCTACTCTCCATTGAATGGGCAGCCAGCTGGTTGGGTCTTGCCAAGGTCTCTCCGGAGCAGGCAAAGGCTGAAGAAGAAGGCGAGTGGAGCGATGATCCAGACGTAAGCTTTAGATACATGGCCTGGAGCCAAAAGGAGTATCTGGTTAAGTTGCCTCTGCCTGCTGAGACCAAGAGCACCAACATTCACCGCTCCCAGTCCATGGAGACTCTTCATACCAAGGACGGCACCAAGATTATTATCACCCGCATTGGCCCTAGTCCCGAATTCGGTGCAAAAGACAGACTGGGTCCAGACCCTATTGTTGTAACCAATGTGACCGTGAAAAACCCAAGATTCGGTCAGGATAGTAAGGAACCCATGAATCTTCCAATGCGCTCTGATTTTCCTGAAGGCACATCGAACGAGGAGATCCTGCGCTATTGGGAAGATCGACTAGCCGGCTCAAGTAACTACCTGTAATATAAATAATCCCATGAAGTATATTAAACTATTCGAGGAACTTGCCTCTGATCTACCGACCCTAAGGGACGTGGTCGAGAATAACCCTGACGAGTTCGAAGATTTTGAAAGGGCCGCACTTGAAACGGTCAATGCTCTTGATCTTAAACTTGATCCAGATGAACAACGACTTCGGGAGATTGGCCTCATTGACGAGTACGAACTGTTCGATAGAGTCACGCTGGTGTTCAATATTAATGAGCTCACACACGCTGATGGCCCAAGGCTCAGAGCCCTGGTTCAGAAGTTTCCGGGACTCTTCACGCTTGATTACGATGAGCTTATCGCCAGCCGCAAAGCGATTCCCGACAAGGAGATTGATCCGGAAGCTGACATCGATCCTGGAGATCCAGTAGATGTGATCGTGTGGAAGGACTCAGCTGGTAATACTGCGGTCCAATGGGAGAGCTTCTATGTTAAGATGTGGTTCATGTTGGGCTCAGCATTATAAAAAAAACTCAAATGAAATACCTTAAGATATTCGAAGAATTCAATAATTCAGAACTTGCAACTCTACAGGACGTGCTCAATCCGGACCATTTTGCCGAGGCGGAAGACCGCCTTGAGATGTACTCAGAGGCCGCGATTGAGACCTGTAAAATGCTTGGCATTGAGCCACCGCCGGATGTTGCCAGACTCCATGAACTTGGCCTTGCTAATCAGCAACAACTGCTTGACAGCTTACCGCTGGACTCTGTGGTTGAGGTCTTTAACCTGCTGGCTCTCACCCACCTGACCGAGCCGAGCGTTCGTGAATTCTGCCGTCGCTTTCCTGGTATAATAACCTATGATCCGGACACCGACGAGTATCGTCGACCTGAGAGTTCACGACAGCTTAAAGAGATCTTTCTTGAGTCGCCGGAATACGGGGACGAGGTTAGGGTGGTGCTCTTTGAGGACGGGAACGGGACTAGAGCGGTTGAATGGGAGGACCAAGACTATCTAGGCTACTTCATGCTTAGACGGGACCTTGAGTCTAATAAATAATCTTACAAAAACAACAATAAAACAATGCAAAAATTAGTTAAAAACTTTAATCAATTCGTGAACGAGAGTCTTACTGGAGACGAAGAAGGCCGACTAAGGGAACTTGGATTACTTATTGATTGGGATGTTGAGCTCGAGATTGAGTTCGATCAAGCTTGTCAGAGTGAACCGGAATACATCAAGAGCAAATTGATTGAGTGGTTACCTGAAATTAATTCAGTTAGCTCCGATTTTCAGGTAAAGGAGGACTCAGTTGATATCGATGAATGGACCGAGGAGGATTACGTATCACGAGATGATGAGATTCCAACCGAAGATGAGATTGACCAAATGAGAAAACCTGAGTTACTAGACTTAATTGATGAACTTGGGCTTGATGTTGATACTAAGGAAAGGCTCGGTGAGCTTATAGACCTTGTGAAGCAGGCGATAGAGGATCAAGGTTTTGACTCAATGAATTATGATCAGAGAAACTTTATTAGGTTCACGATCGTAACCACAACTGATAACCAGGATGAGGTTCACAATTGGATAGAAACCAATATTGTTGGCAACGGTAGAGTATTTAGTGGTATTGAGGAACTTGAAAGAGTCGGTTAAATAATAAAAAACGCAAGCAATCAAAGCTCCAATATTTGGGGCTTTTTTTGTGCCAGTAGATCGGGCGATAAATAACAATAAACTGGAATCCCTATGTTCAACAACATTTCAGACATTCTTAAGAGCTTCACGCCAGCCCAGCGAATCACGGCCCTGCTCATACTTGTATTCACGATAGTGCTTATTAGTCTGGGTCCAAGCCTAATCGATCGCCACACGACCGACTGTTCCGAGCTTGAGATCAGGGTCAAGAGCCAACAGACTCAGATCATGGAGCTCTCGGCCCAGGTCGAGAAACTCAATCGTGATCTCATTAGCGGCCAGAGCGAGTGCACGGCAAACCTAATTCAAAAACAGCAAGAGATCATGAACATTGTCAATGGCATGATCGAGGAGGCCCAGTGCAGTGTCAAGCCTGCAGTTCGTCGTCAAGAACAAATGATGAAGTCTAGACCCGATCAGGGATCTGGTGCCGGTGAAGGTGAACTGGCCTATTCCAGAGCCCCAGAGCCCGAACCTGTACAGGTGATCGATGAGACCCTACCCAAGCTTAAGCAGCTCAAGGCTCAAATCCAAAAAACCATGAGGTCCAAGTAAATGCCAAGCGTAATAACCGGTTAAATAAATAATTCTACTTTGAAATACATTAAACTATACGAAAACTTCTTTGAGGACATGGAACGCGCAGCGGACCAAGCTCACAAGCCCGTGCCTTTCAAAAAGCAGGAGAAGAAGCCCAAGCCTGAACCTGCAGCCGAGCCTGAAGAGGAGCCAGTTAAGGTGCAAGAACCCGCTGAAACCGAGCCCGAAGAGGACACTACTGAAACGACACCTGAAGCACCAGCGCCTGAGGAACCCAAAACATTTAAGGACTGGCTCACAGGTAAAGTAAAAAAGCTGGTTGAGTTCGAAGAGACCAATGAGAGCGTGAAGTGTTGGGCCGAGCTTGAGAATGAAACCTCATGCCAATGGTCCATTTCAATGGAGGATTACCCAACAGTTGAAGCAAGTTTCAAGCTTGGAGCAGACACCGTCTACCTGGACGATGATACCTCTGGCGAGATTGCTCGTGAGTACTACACCAAAAAGCGAGAGTACGATCCAAAACCTTGGACCGAATGCGTGCTCAAGGTTGGAGCCCAGTTTCCGGACTTCATGAGAAGAATGGAGAAGGATGCAATCAATCGAGCAACAGATCAAGACATTGAACTCTCAAAGATAGTTGCAGCCCAATTCGGCACCCAAAAAACAGGCAAAAAATAAAAGATCATTCATGAAAAATTTAAAAGCATTTGATCAATTCATAAACGAAGATCAAGACCTCGATAAAGGCGAAAAGGACCGTCTTAGAGATCTGGGTTTAACTAATTACTCTGCCCCGTTTAAAGAACGTTACACAACTTTAGTTGACGAATGGAGTTCTGATCCGGAAGTAAATGCTGCAATCGATACTCTAAAATCTAAGTTCCAAGAACTGTTCGAAAAGCACATAGACTCTGAGTCTGATGACGATTCTCAAGAACTTGAACAGGTTAAAACCTGGATGTATGATTCTAGCGGAATTGACGATATTGGTTGGTTCGAGTACATTTTGCTCAATGACCTTTACTAATAATCAATAGATCTTTTATAACCGACCGGCCCATGTGGCCGGTTTTTTTGTACATTAATCTCATGAAGAATCTTAATAAATGGACTCTCTGGGATTGGGCTATCGTATTCATCTTTACTGCATGGATAGTTGGCATGACCTGCATCCTAGTCAATACTCCGCTAAACTAACACAATGAAAATAACCGATGAGATAATAGTCAAATTCTTTGGGCAGGGTCGAGGATTTGTAATGGTCTCGATAAAGAGATGGGGTGGATTCGTTAGCCATGAAGACGATCTTGAGCATGCCCAGTTCTGCGCAATTCGTAGCGCAGTTTCAGCCAAGAATCGAGAACTTGAATTTGAGAATGAGGTTCACATGGTAAATTACTTGATGAAGACTTGCTATTGGGGATGGTGTGAGGCCGTAAAAAAGAGGTTGGAAACACCGGTCGTTTTGGAAAGTCAATTAATTCCGGATTGGGCAGATGACGACTATGTGCCGTCCGGTAGACTCGAAGAAAGTGTTGAGCCTAAAGAAATTGTGTTGAACCCGCACCGGCTGCACGAGGTCGCAAAGAGATTAGTCCTCCACAAATTAGGACCGACCTATGCTCGAATCTTTGAATTGCATCATGTTAATGAACTAGCTCTCAAGGAAATCTCTAAAGAGATTGGATTATCAGTTTCGACAATTACGACCAGATTATCAACGATTAGAAGACTACTTCATCGTCGATTCAAAAGTTTTGCAAATAGAGATTACAAAATAGGCCAAAACCAACTTCAAAATTTCTAAGTAGTTTGGGCTTACTTATTCTAAACGGGCTCCTCTTGGGCCCGTTTTTTATTTTATGGGATCCGGCAAATAAATAACTAGGTAAATAATTAGTAACTCTAAATGAAGCATGTAAAACTATTTGAGAGCTGGATAAACGAGGCCTTAACTGCAGACCAAATCGCTGCACAAATTCAGACATCAACCGCTGGAATGGGTACAGACGAGGAGGCTTTGGCTGCCGCCATCAAATCAATTCCAGATGCATATTCATTAGTCAAGATCAATAAGGCCTTGAAGGCAGGTCACGAGGATCCACAGAAATCATGGGAGTATCCAAGCGTTGGAGATGCAATCAACGGCGAGCTTGGAATTATGGATTCTGACTACAAGAATCAAATAATGACCCACATCAAGAACATTAGAGCAGAACAATACCTCAACTCATTTAAAGCACCACCTCCCCCAACCGATCCGGTTATTGCTTCGATCAAGAATCGAGTTATAAAACATGAAGGCTCAAAACCTTTTAAGTATCTGGATTCCAGAAAGATCCCAACGGTAGGAGTAGGTTTTAATCTTAATCGTGAAGATGCGACTGCTCAGTTAAAAAAGGTAGGAGCTAATCCGGAAAAGGTTAAGGCTGGTAAATCCCCATTGACTCAAGAACAGATAACTGCTCTGCTCTTTACTGATCTTAAGCAGGCTAAAGTTAATGCACAGGAATTAGTCCCGAACATGCCAAACCTACCAACTCAAGTCCAGGGAGTCTTAACTGAAATGGTTTTCAATTTAGGTAAAAGAGGTCTCTCGGAGTTTACTAATTTCCTAACCCATATCAAACAGAAAAACTTTGATGCTGCCTCTGAAGAAATGCTGAGGTCAACTTGGGCAAAGCAGGTAGGAGATCGTGCCAAGACTCTAGCCGATATCATTAAAACGTCCTAACCTTTTTTAGTATAATAAGTCTACCTATGGACTTAAACTTACGCCACACCGACTCATTGGTCGATGCGGCCCGAACTGGAAATCGTCGAGCTCTCACAGATCTGTGGGATCAGTGGAAACCTCTTGCTTACCAAAACGCTGCTCGATACTTAAAGGATCAAGACGACCTTGATCAAGCAGTAGCTCAAGGGCTGACTAAAGCTTTCATGAATCTTGATAAGTGGAGCGGCACCGGCCCTTTTGCTGCATGGTTGGCAAGGATCGTGCGTAATGAAACGGTTAATTGGATCAGACAGTTCAAAACGAAAACTAAAGCATTCTCGGATATTGAAGGCATTGACATTGAAACCCAAGACGTTCATGCGGATCGACCGGCTTTGAACCTGATTAGGGAAATCGTAAATCAACTTCCAACTCGACAGCAATTGGCATTTAAACTTGTTGTCTATGAGGACCTATCGTACGAGCAGGCAGCAGTTCACATGGGTACAACGGCAGGTGCAGTTAAATCAAACGTGCATGATGCCAAGACCAAATTAAGAAAACAGTTATCCAGGACTGGACTTCGATAATTCTTGAAGAATTCTACTAGAATAAATAAACCTGAAATAAATTACGTAATAGATGCCAAAGTACATAAAATTATTTGAAGAAAAAACGACTGACATATTAATGGCCGAGTTAGAAGATCTTGAGAGATTAAGGGAAATAGGGCTAGTCGATGATCAAGAATATGCTGAGCAGACGTCGAGTATTCGCCGTCAGCTTAACATACAGGCCAAAAGCATATTAAATACCAAATCACAACATAAAGTTTATTCAAACGAATGGTTTGAAGATCTTAGAACGAAACCTGAATTCAGATGGCTGATCGATGTGTTTGATTCTCCGGAATATGCAGCCCTAGTTGAGAAAGGTGTTGTTCTATCATCATCATTCACTCAACTGCTCAATCGTACTCTAGTCTTTTCAAAGAGTTTTGATCGAAATCCAAAAGCTGACTTTGCATTAGGCTTCTTCGCATCAACCAATGTAGTAAGGCGAATCGTTCCTAAAACTGGATACAGAGATTTGGACATGGTCATGAAGAGATTTGAAAGACTTAGCGAAACTCAATTTTTTAAGACCGCTATGCGATGGGCATCAGATAATGTAGATTTTTCAGACCGATCGTTTCCGACTAAGAGAGCTTCAGCTTCAGCTAAAAGGGCAATCGATGATCAAACTATTTTGATGAACTTGATTACTAAACTTGTTCAAGAGGACATGACTAAAATTAGTGCAAGCGAGTCTCAAAAAACAATTGAATCTCTTTACCATACGATGGGAGGCCTGAATGATGCAGCTCTTCGTAAAAATTCAATTAAGAATCTAACAAATTATTTCGAAAATGGTTCATGTAAGATAGTGTTTACCGGTAACCAAACTTACACGCAAGACATGATAACTGTTCTATCTAAGCCTGGAATATCAATTTCGCACGATAGATCAGGTCAATATCAATTTGGAGGTCAAATTACAAACCTTGATAACTTTAACTTTCTACCTGTGAGCGATCCAAAAGTGAGATCTATTTCAATCTCACCAGATAAAAATCAGTCTCGTGAGATTGGTTTTGAGAGCTTGGAAGTGGTGCTTGATAAATTATCTAGTGTAGGAATAATGTTGGCTAGTTACGTTTCAGTCTACGGTGGAGGCAGGGCAATTTTTGCTGACGAAAACGAGAGAATTAAGAGAATTTCCAATCGACATGGAATCGATTACTTAAATGCTGACACAAGAGTTACTTAATCCTAACCTTTTACTCTCAATTTAGTATAATAAGCCAGTATGGTCAACAATACTGAGCAGATCAGATCGATGTTACGATTCGATTCTGAAGATACTTTCTACTTTTTACAGGTCTTTAAGAGACGTAAGGATAATCCTGATATGGCCAAGGACATGATTGTTCTTGCGAACTACTGTGTCAAATCATTAGGCCATTTTGACAAGCTTGTGCCTGATATAATTAAACAGTGTCAAGACAATAATGCCAGAGCTTATATTAGACTCAATCGTAGAAGTTATAAAAAGGCCGCTTTAAAAGCCATGAGATTAACTGCTGAATACATTGAGGCTGGCCAATATAGATCAGTTCGAAAAGCATTTGACTGCGCAGCGGGACAGTATCACGCCGATCCTGACAAGACCTGGATAATCGATATTGATTACAAGGATCTTGAAGGGGACCATGATCAAGCGATCAATGCAATAATCAGCTCAGTTCAAAATCTAATCTCTGAAACTGATAGAGACGATACAGTTTGGACGATCAACAGCAAGAACGGAATTCACCTGATCTGTCGACCTTTCAATCTTCAAAAATTTAAAATCTCGTACCCAAAAATAGACGTTCACAAAGATAATCCAACAATTCTATATGCAAACTAATTTATTACACGACCTAGCAACATACTTGATAGTGGGCCTCATTTGGGGAGCCATCATTGAATACATTGAATCTAAGCAGACAAATCGACAGATCCCTAAAACTCTAATAGCTCGAGTAGTTGTCATCCTAACCTGGCCGATAACCGTGTTCGTAATGCTATTGGGAATGATCCGAAATTTATTAACTGGAAAATAAGAAATATGTCAAAAACAATAATCGTACACGAAAGATTTAGAACCAATGAACTAAGTCTTCGTCCTGGTGGTTACTCGGTGACCGTCGTTTATTCAAATGGAACTCAAAGAGTTTACAATAACGTAAAGAATCCAAAGACCTACATTAATTCTATTGCAAAGGACGAGACAATCGTTAAGACTCTAGTGGATGGTGAAGTTTACTGGACAAGATAAATAATTCAAATGCATGTATTCGATTTATGGTCCTATTCTGGACCTGATTTAACCGTAAATATTGACGAGACCACCTTTCAAGGAGGATTTAAAATGGGAGACTTAATTTCCGTTTTGAATGTTGTTTGTGATATTAGAAGAAAGAACTCTAACTGCATAATCAAATTTCATTTAGCTGAATCTTCAATTCAAAAGAGAGATTATGTTAGACTTTTTTTAGAGTTCGTAATGTCTAGAACTGATTATTTTGATGAATCGCCTGGTGAGATAAGTCTTGTACCTTATGGGAATTTGTGGGACTATCGAAAACGAGAGGGCGAATGGATAAAGATTTCGAACCCAGAAAATACTGAAAGAAAGTTGTGTCTATTTCCATTAGTTGATGCAGAGTATGATCCTCAACGAAATTGGCCACAGTCTGTTCTTCAAGGAATAATCGATGAATACTCTACGAGCGAATACTCCGACTACTCTAGAATACTGTGTATTAAGAAACTGCCAGATAACATAGACCCAAAGGAGTTTACGATAAGTACTGATTTTACTGAGAACTTGGAACACATTTTAACTTGCGAATACTACATCGGTGGCGCAACCGGGCTATCTTTACTTGCAAGTGTACTCGACAATCCAACTCGAAAGCTTGTGTATTACTATAATGATGGAATGCATGGATCTTGGCCAAGCGTATTCACCGCGCCATTTTACATTAACTCAGATAATAGTGAGATGAGATTCTATAATTTTGACAAAGAACTTATGTTACCTAATTACAATAAAAATTCAGATGGCCTAATTTATCAAATTGAAAAAAACATCATTACGTACGATGAAGAGTACGTGAATACTCGATACAACACGTATGGAATTTTAAATGATTTGATGAGCAACTTGAGATTAGGATATGTGATCGGTTCAATCGGAAAGATTCCCGACTCTATAATGGACATAGGTTACGGAAACGGATCCTTTTTATCGACTTGTTCAAGCATTGTTAATTCGTGCTATGGATATGATGTAACCGGCTATCCTATTCCAGAAAATGCAATCTTTATTGAAGATTGGGTTTCGCATAAGGTTGAAGTCTTGACCCTGTTTGACGTCCTTGAACACATGGAAGATCCATATATTTTAAAAAATTGTCAAGCAGAATACATTGTAGTCTCTCTACCTTGGTGCCACTATCATTCGAGTGAATGGTTCGATAAATGGAAACACCGTCGACCTAACGAGCATCTTTGGTTTTTTGATGAAGCAAGCATTTTTAAATTCGCAAACTCGATTGGTTATGAAGTGATTAATTTTTGTAATCTCGAAGATTCAATACGCGTCCCGATCGATAGCGATACTAATATTCTAACATTCACTTTAAAAAGAAAACTCCATGACTAATAAAGTAAGTTTTATTTGCACCACTTATCGCAGATACAGATGTGTTGAAAGAATTATAGAGCAATTTATTCAACAAGATTATCCACACAAAGAATTAATTATCTTCAACACGGATGTTAATAATCCAATGAGCCTTGATCCTGACCTTGCTGATTTAAACATAGTTCTTATCAATAATGATACTGACTACGTAACTGGCAAATCTTATACGAATAGAGGTGCGATATGTAGAGATGCAGTAACTCATGCAACTGGCGAGTACTTCATGCTTGCTGACGATGACGATGCCTATTTACCATGGCATATTCGCCAAGCAGTGGATGGAATCTCTGCGAACGGTAAGGATGCTTGGAAACCTGAAAGAAGCATCTTTGCAACTCCACATAAGGTTGAACTTACTCGAAATACTCTGGAAGCATCAGTGATTGTAAAGATGAATCGAATCCGAGAAATTGGATTTAGGGATGATATGACCGGTTACGAAGGTTTGAGCTGGTATACCAAGCTTAGGGATGAAAAGAATCTGGACGAACACTTTACACATTACGTTCCATCGTACTGTTTTAACTGGTCGGATCCTTCGGACATGGCAGGTCACAAGCAGTCAGGCGATATTAATAATCCATCTAACTTTGACAATCACAAGATCGCATCTACTGACGTTTCAGCAAAACCATTGAATCGCTGCGGCCAGTCCGTAATCGAGCCTTTTTATAACAGGTTCTACGAATTTTTATCTAACACTAAAAACAATTACGATCCGGAACTATGGGCAAAATACGTAAGCCCTTACGTCCTGGAGAGGTTGGATGCTTAGATAAATAATTCTGATGAAACTTTTTAAATTTACCGAATTCATAAATGAGGGTCAATTCTATCAAGATCAATTGAATCCAATGGTCTGGGATGGAGAAGAAATTAACCCTGAGCTCAGAACCAAGCTTCTGCAAATCGCTCATGACTTCTATGAGGACCTAAAAGTTAGTGCTCCAATTGAGGACATTCAACTTACTGGTTCCCTAGCTAACTATAACTGGACAAATTATTCTGACTTTGACGTACACGTTATCATGGATCTCTCCAAGATAAACGACGATGTTGAACTTGTAAAGATAGCAATGGAAGGTTTAAAAACCGTATGGAATCAACGCCATCCTGTAAATATTGGAGGATACGATGTTGAACTGTACGCACAGGACATAAATCAACTACACTTAGCATCAGGCCTATATTCTCTGTTAAGGGGAGAATGGATTAGAAAACCAGAATACAGCCAGCCTAGCGTCGATCCAAAAGACGTTCAGCTAAAATCCGACCATTACATTTATGCAATAAAGAAAATGATGGAAGAGATTAAAGGCGCTGGACCTGAAGAGGCTCGTGATATTATGGAAAGAGCTTCTGTCCTAAAGAAAAAGATCTCAAGATCAAGGGACGAACAGCTCGCTCATAAGGGCGGAGAGTTCTCGGTTGAAAATCTAGTATTCAAGAGATTACGTAATGAAGGTTGGATCGGTAAATTGATTGACCTAAAATCCCAAGCATATTCACACATTTATTCAGAACCATCTGATGCAGTAGATTCTAAATTCTCTACTGAAACTGATGTAGTTGACGAATCTGTTTCTTTCGGTAAGGGTAACACCGTCGTTGTAATGGGTCCTGATGTAGACGGAGGTCGTAGGCTCTTCGTATTCTATGTTGATTGGGCTAGAGAAGTTGAAAGAGCTGGCCGTTGGGTAAACATGGTTGGACTCTCTTCGCCGATGATGATTCGTCAGGAGAATGGAAATCTAGTTGCAAAGCCAGTCGTATTCAATTCTCAAACTCTACAAAAGTACGCAGGTCTTAGCGATTACCAAGTCGTTCTAAATTCAAAAACCAAAACTCCATTCTGGTTCGAGACTGTTAAGTTTTCAAATCATATTCCAATGCTTAGAGCATTAAGAAACCAGTTAATGGGAATTCCCGGAGTTAAGATACCTTAATTTTGGTATAATAGCATTATGCGAAAACTATTTTTAACGCTAATTTTATTGGCAGTAACCGGTGTATCCCATGCACAGATCGTGATTGATCAAGCTGGAGATAATTGGAGAGCCAAAGTTGACTCAGCAATTACACTAATCAGGACAGCCCCTAGTTTTTATTATGGTGGGTTAATCGCAGTTTGCGATTCGGTCGCATTTTTTAATGCAAGCTTTTCAAGCTGCAAAGGTTCCTTAAATCAAAAGGGAACCATTTTTGTTTCAGCAAACGATGTTAGACTAGGCATTCAGAATATTGCAGCGGTTCTTGTTCATGAAAGTCTACACTTAAACATAGTAATGAAAGGCCACTCTCTTCCGCCAAGAAAGGAAGAGCACCTAGCCTACCTGTACGAATGGCAATTCCTAAAGAATTTACCCGGAGCAGACCCATCTTTAATTAAATACGCTGAGGCTCGTATGCTACAATTTAGATAAAACCTTTTATAAAAAATCGAATACAATAGAAACTATATGGCATCTACTAAAGAAATAGGAAAGAAATACCAGCTACTCGATGAGATTGAACACGTTCTCAAAAGACCTGGAATGTACATTGGTTCCACTAAACCTCACACAGCAAATGAATGGATTCTTGGAGACGGCCTCTATTCAAAAGAGGAATTGACATACAATCCAGGATTCTTAAAGTTGTTTGACGAAATCATTTCAAATTCAGTTGACGAACACAAGAGGTCTGGTAAAATTAATACAATTAAAGTATCGGTTAGCGCGGACACCATCACCGTGTGGGATAACGGAGGAATTCCAGTTGTTCAGCATCCTGAACACAAAGTTTGGATTCCTGAATTAATCTTCTCTAACTTGAGAGCTGGATCAAACTTCAATGATGATGAGGGTAGAACCGTTGCCGGAACGAATGGAGTGGGAGCTTCATTAGTTAATATTTTCTCAAAGCGATTCGTGATTGACACAGCAGACGGAAAGAATCGATTCTTACAGACATTCACAGATAACATGTCAAAGAGAACAACTCCAAAGACAAGTAGAACATCTCAAGGCTTTACTGAAATAACCTATGTTCCAGATCTTTCAAGATTTGAAATGAAGAAGATCGATGATGCTCATTGTAAGATGATGCGCAAAAGAGTAATCGATATTGCAGCCGCAAATCCAGGCCTTAAGCTTGAATTTAACGGTGAGAAATATAAGTTCAAGACATTTAAGGAATACGTTGATCTTTACGTGAATGATTCAATTTGGGAAAGATCAAAGGACTGGGAAATTTCTTTTGGAGTTTCAAAGGATGGTTTCCAATCAGTGTCATTCGTTAATTCAATCCATACAAAGGACGGAGGAACTCATGAGAGTTATATCTTAAATCAGGTAATTGAGTATCTCAGGGCCATGATTAAGAAAAAGCACAAGGTCGAGGTTAAACCATCTGAAATAAAGAACCATGTATTTCTCTTCATAAACTGTACAGTAATCAATCCAGCATTCTCATCTCAAACAAAAGAAAAGTTAATCACTGAGGCCAAGGATTTCGGTACAAAACATGATGTGACTGAGAAATTTGCAAAGGCTGTATTTGGATCAGAGGTAATCCAATCTTTACTGGATTGGATTGAACAAAAGAAGAATGCCGAAGAGCGTGCTGAACTACGTAAGCTTAATAAATCGCTAGCTAGCACTAAAGTACTTAAGTTAATTGATGCAAAGGGCAAGGACCGAAATAAATGCGTGCTTGGAATATTTGAAGGAATGTCAGCTCTTTCTGCTGTACGTAAGTTCAGAGATCCTCAAACGTTTGGAGCCTTTCCGCTAAAGGGTAAGTTCCTAAACGTTAGTGAGATGACAAACTCTGGGGTCATTCAGAATGATGAGGTTGTTCAGCTAATGGCTTCATTAGGAATCAAATTAGGAGAGGAACCGGGTGATCTGAGATATGGCAAGGTGTACATATATACTGACGCAGATCCGGACGGAGACTCAATTGCCGGTCTGTTAATTAACTTCTTTAATAAGTATTGGCCGGAACTCTTCGAACAGAACCGAATCTTTAAGGTAATGACTCCATTGGTCGTTGCTAAAAAGGGCAAGGAGGTAAAACCTTTCTATTCAAACGAAGAATACTCTGACTGGGAAAAGAAAACTGGAGCAAAGGGTTGGGAAGTCGAATACAAAAAAGGTCTTGCGGCATTGGAAGATGTTGAGTACAGAGACATTATTCATAATCCAGTCTTGGTTAAATTACAGAACGATAAACAATATAAAGATAGTCTAAGCGACTGGTTCGGCTCAGATTCTGAACCTCGTAAGGAGAAACTACTTAAACTTTCAATATAATGAAACGCTTTATACAGTTCATAGCAAAAATACAGAGGTCAATTGATTGGACTCGCGAACGCTCAACATTTCAAAAATTCTAAATGACAGACAATAAAACCCTAATCCTTGCAGAGTTTGAGAAACTCAAAGGCCAGTTCGTAATCAATGCTTGCTGGGATATCGAAAGACTTATTGCGGTCGGCGAAGATGCGATGGATTACTATTGGATAACTTATGACGGCCGTAAGCTTAAGTGGAATACTTGCGTCGGTGGACTCATGCCGCTCAAGGGCCATTTAAGAGATACGGATTATGCTGAACTGATTAGACTGGCCAAGCTAAATCATTACGATCAGGTAACTCTTTGGAGTAACAGCGAGCCTGAGAAATTTCAAGCGGCTCGTGAAGACCATATCAGAGAGCTTTTGACTCTACCTGAAGACCATCGATTTTTAACAACGGTCTGTTTAGACCTAAATTAGTATATTAATAACACATGATTCAATTAAAGAATAAAACTGTAACTGAATATCTCGATCAAGATTATGCGATGTACGGTATGTACACATTAGAAAATCGAGCGATCCCCTCGGTGATTGATGGATTTAAACCTACTGCTCGTAAGATCATCTTTATTGCTGATAAAGTTTGGAGATCAGGTAATGAGAAGCCCCTAAAGATATTTCAATTAGGTGGTAAGATTGCAGCTGATGCTCATTATCATCACGGTGACGGCTCATTAAATGGTGCAATCATTGGTATGGCTCAGTCATTCAAGAATTCCCTACCTTTACTTGATGAGATCGGTCAGTTCGGATCCCTAAGATCGCCTGAAGCTGGTGCAGCTCGTTACATCTCTACCAAGCTTACTGGTAATTTCAGACTCTTGTACAAAGACTTTGAACTATTGGAGAATCAAGTAGAAGAGGGTAATGTGATTGAGCCTAAATTCTTTTTACCAATCATTCCGACTGTTTTACTAAACGGTAGTTCGGGAATTGCAGTAGGATTCGCCACGAATATTTTAAACCGAAACCCTCTGGATCTTGTTGATTCTTGCCTAAAGGTTCTTGATGGAAAGAAAGTCGGTAAGCTTTTACCTTGGTGGAAGGAATATTCTGGCCCGGTTGAGAACGTTACTGGAACCAATCAGTACATAATGCGTGGAGTCTATGAAATCCAGAATACGACAACTGTCAACATCACAGAGCTTCCGCCATCAATGACCTTTCAGAAATACGAGACTCATCTTAACTCATTACAAGATAGGGGTATCATTTACTCGTATGAAGATAACTCAACGGATGGAATCAATTACACCATTAAATTCGCAAGAGCAACTCTCTCTGACTTAATCGCAAAGGGTAAATTGGATCAGACTCTAAAGATGATTGAGACTGAAACTGAGAACTTGACTTGTTTGAATGAAAAGGGCAAGCTAATCATATTCGAAGAAGTTTCACAAGTGGTGGAATACTTCGTTAATTTCAGATTAGGCTTCTATTCAAAACGTAAGGCATTCCTAATAAAGAAGTACGGCGAAGAATTGGTTTACTTATCAAACAGAGCGAAGTTCGTAAAGTTAATCATTGATGGTAAACTAAAGATCAATAACGTTCCACGTAAAGAAATCGTTAGTTACTTACAGACCGCAGGTTTTGATGAGGTTAATGGATCGTATAATTACCTACTGAACATGCCGATTCATTCATTAACTAAAGAGACTTACGAACAGCTTTTAAAAGAGGTTGCTGAAAAGAAAGCTGAATTGGCTGAGATTAAAAAGAAGGAGCCAATTGATATGTACAGAGAAGATTTAGTTGAACTAAAGAAAAACCTTAAAACCACATTGAAGTAAAATAGGCTTATGAATATTGAAAGTGCAAAAGATCAATTGATCGAATTATACGAATCTCAAATAGCTGATTTGACTATGATGTCAAAGATTGAGTTAGGAGACGATGTTATTGAAGAAATTAAAAGACTAAAAGAAATAATTACAAATGACAATATTTAAAGAAACAGCCAGTAAAATACTAGGCATGAACGGCCGAATGATCTCTGGCTCAAAGAGCGGATATTGCAATAGGTATCCAAAAAACATTGCAGTATTTAATGCAAACGTGTGTACCAAAAACGAAGGAAAGATCTGGTTCGGTGACATTGACTTGACATTAAGTCACGAAGAACTATCTGAACTAGCAAGATCATTGGAGACTGACGTTTATGTTCTTTATGAAATGGATGCTAGATTCGAGAACGAAGCCTCTCCTAAATTAGAAAATGCACTAGTCGTATTTAGACAAGACGGCTCTTATAAAGTAGGCAAACGCTACGAAGATTACTTAGACTCAGAAAGTTTAACCCATAAAAATCGTTAATCCATGATTAAATCATTCACACAATTCATCGCAGGTCTTTTTGAAAAGAAGGGCGATTCTCATTCCTATGGCTGTGCCATGGTGTATTTCGATTTTCCACAGATGCAGGAATTTCATGCTGAAATAGATTCAGACGACGTTTATACTGAAGAAGGCGATCGATCTTTTGGATTAGAGGATGAACCTCACACCACTCTACTCTACGGCCTTCACTCAAACGAGATCAATGACGATACTGTAATGGACATTTGTAAGTCTAGACCAATAGGTCCGTTGATGTTAGTCAATGCTTCTCTATTTGAAAATGAGAAATACGATGTACTGAAGTTCGATGTTCAGAACTCAGCTCTATACGAAATTAATGCCAAGCTTAGCGAACTACCTCACACCACCAATTTTCCGGACTATCATCCACATGCGACGATCGGTTACTTAAAACCTGGAATGGGCAAGAAATACGTTGAGAAATTCAAGAACAAAGCGTATGAGGTAAATCCAAACAAGATAGTTTACTCAAAACCGGATGGCGATCGTATAGAAGAATCATGGAATTAATTAGCACATACATCTGTAAGAAAGGAGATATCGGAATTCACGATAACATGTTCGGCGGAACAATCCTTTCAATAATAGACGATGCCTCCGCAAGTTATGCATCTCAGACCTGCGATACTCAGAGAGTCGTGACCTTAAAAATAGATGAGCTTATCTTTGCAAAGCCAGTAAAGGTAGGTAATATTCTAAAAGTTTACGGTGAGGTCAAGGAATTTGGAACAACATCAATTACTCTCTACATTGAGGTTCGTAAGCACAACGTCTTCACCGGCCTTCAGACAGTAGTAACACATACGAATATCAAGTTCGTAAGAATTGACGATGAGGGTACTCCGCTTGCAATTAGCGAAAGAGTCAAGGAGAGATACGCTGAGCGTATGAAGGAATACGGCAGAGCACTGCTTACGCCAGAGGAAATGATTAAAAAGAAAACAAATTCCAAAAAGCAATAATGAACTACAAAATTTTCTCAATCGACGGCTCAAAGCTAGCCAAAGACATCGCGATCCAATTGGACTCTGACGACTACGACCAAATTCTAGGCAAATTTAAGGTGGACACCTTTTCTGACGGCGAGATTAGCCCGCAGTTCATGGAATCGGTTAGGGACAAGAAAGTTTTCTTGGTCTCAAGCACAACCTCTCCTGAGAAAATGTTGACACTATTACTCTCAATAGATGCCGCAAAACGTGCATCTGCGTCTGAAGTAATTGTAGTATTGCCGTACTTTGGCTATTCAAGACAGGATCGAAAGGAAGGCATGCGCGGAGCAATCGGTGCAAAATTAATGGCCGATCTTTTACAAACGGCAGGTGCCAACCGAATCATTTCAATCGATCTACATGCAGAACAGATTCAAGGATTCTTTGACATTCCAGTCAACATGATTCCTGGTCATGTAGCATTCGCTCCATTCATTAGGACTCTAACCTCTGACGAGTACTGTATCTGTTCCCCAGATGCAGGTGGCGTAAAAAGAGCGAGCCGTTTCTATCAGAAGTTTCTGTATAAATTTCCGGACACTCACTTTGCGATGCTATCAAAACTAAGAGACAAGCCAAATTCAATTGAGAGAATGGATTTGATTGGAGACGTCAAGGATCGTCACGTGATACTAGTGGACGATATGATAGACACCGGCGGAACCTTAGTCAATGCAGCTCGACTCTTAAAAGAAGGCGGTGCAAAGAAGGTAACTGCGGTGATCTCACATGGAGTACTGTCAGGCCTAGGTCATGAAAGAATTGCAGGCTCAACTGATCTTGATAAGCTAATCATTACTGATTCTATTGAGCAAATCAATAACCCCAAGATCCAGGTGGTAAGCTGTGCTCCATCAATTGCAGCTGCAATCGAAGCAATAGTTAATTCAATCTCAATGGACAAACACTTAGAAAAAATATAATCACATGATAACCCAAGAAATCTTAGACTCTTTCGTTTACGAAACTCTTAACGGAGAATTCGAAGTTACCGATCCAACTGAATTTGATCAAGTATTGGTCGCTGGGCCTTTTAAAACAAAAAAAGCAGCCGAAGCTGCTTTCCTTGAATTTGTTGAGAAAAACTCAATTGAATTCGAGTAGTTTCTAGACAGGTTTACCGACTTGTGCTACGACGATATACGTAGGAATGTACGAACCGTAACCTTCAATCATCTGGCCAGGAGAAGCGTCGATAACCTCACCACTAAAATTCCTAGGCCGACAGTCTGGCAAAACCCCATAGTCAGCTCCATAACCGGAAAGAATTTCGGCTAACTCTGGATACTCTTGAGGATTGTAGTTCGAACCGTCGCACAGTAGCCAATTAGATTGTCTTCTGCTCAACGCCCTAAATATTTCTCCGACTGCTTTCGCTGGGACTATTCGCCTTATGCGTATTGGTGCTGGCATTGTCTAATCGTTATTTTAGTAGAGCGTAGTACTCTTTAAAGTGTTTCAAACGATCAGCAAGACCGATTGTTCCACCGTTAACTCTCTTAGTAACTGAAGTTACAGTAGCATCGTCAGCTCCCTTATCGCAAATTGCCCAAAGACCATTTGACTGAAAAAAGAATGCAGCAGATGCCAATGGATACTTGGTTGCAACTAGGTCTGGATTTGCGATAATATTCTCATCAACCGTTTTGTCGAATCTAGAGTAGTTATCCTTTCCAGTCAGTTGAATATAACCACGACCGCGAAATTTATAACCTTCACCAGTAGTTTCAGCACCATTACCCATACGGTTACCGTAAACTAGGTTAGCAATTTTTTCCGGCTTACGCTCGTATTCTAGAGCTTTTGCATCGGTTGGGAAGTACTTCGCAAAAATACCTCTTAGACCCTTTGCTCCGTAATTTAAGTTTTCTTGAACTGCTTTGAATCCGCCAGACTCATGGCCACATTGTGCCAAGAAGTGAGCAAGTCTCAATGGAGTTGTGATGCCGAATTTTGCAGCAGTATCAGGAATCTGAGCGATTACTGTATCCGGAACGTGTCCTTTTAGATTAGCTAGTTTAAATTCGCTAACTGGGATTGCAACTGGTGCAGCTGCTTGAGCTGGGGCTGCTCCCATTAATTTTGACCAAGAGGCCGGGCCAACAATACCGTCAGCCGATAGGCCGTTAGCTGCTTGCCATTCTTTTACCTTAGTCTCAGTGCCAGGTCCAAATTGACCGTCTGCGGTAAGACCAAGTTTTTCCTGAAGTTGTTTAACTTCAGGTCCTGAAGATCCATTCTTTAGTAACATAAGTATGATTTTCTTGTTATTTATTAGAACCGTATGGGCCTAAAAGGTCTAATAAATAATCCTAGTATGAGCCCTCACGTCAATCTGAAAAGTGCAAAGTTAATTCTTAGTTGGTGTATTGAAAAATACGGGCCCAGCGAATACGCTAATTTAAAAACTCTAAAGATCAAGCTTGATTCTAATTTAGAGTACATTGGCCAGTACATGCAATACAACAATACAATTACTCTGAACCCAAGGTATCACCGGTCCTTATTGGGTTGGTGTTCGACGGTCATTCATGAGTACACTCATTTTCAACAGGACATGAATAAGTACCACGAATATCGGACGAGTTATGAAAATCATCCCTATGAGATAAGTTCAAATAATCGAAGCAACCGCGACAAACTTGAGGCCAAGCGATTTATTCTTGGGAAACTCCGAGCTAAAAAGTAGTATAATAATAACTCAATCTTTAAAATAAAAAAACAAACAGACATGAAAAATCTATTTTTCGCGATCGCAATGATCTTCGCTGGAGCTTTGACAAGCTGTCAAAATACCGCGACTGAGGCAACTTCTACTAGTCAAGATACAACTCAAGTTGACTCGACTGCAACTGCAGTTGACACAACTAGTATCAAGGCTGATACAGCTTGCTGCTCAGAGTAATTAGCTAATCTTTTTTACGACTTTTTCTGCCCGAGCCTAGGTTCGGGCAGATTTGTTTTGGATAAATAATAAAAAAGTCGTAAAAAATGAAACAAATCCAAGCTTTATTTCTTGGGGTGTGCCTCTTATTAGTAGGCATTTCCAATCAGGTTGCTGCACAAACTTGTCCAGTGGCACCAACCTCAGCAACACCTTACGTCCTGATCGATTCTTCGTACCAGGTCGGAACTGTTGCTTCGGGCAAAACCTATGCTAGCTTCTGCTATGCCAATCCAACTTCCACAAAAATTACAGGTCTCCAGTTCAGAGTATGGTATGACAAGACTGCATTTGCCGGCGCAAATCCAGTTGTTACCTCAGCCAATACTAGCTGGTCACAAAGCCTGAATTACGTGGTTGACTCCACTGAGGGTAATATCACAATTACCATCGCGTACACCGGTTCTAGTTCAACATTCACTATTCCAGACGGAAGACAATTCAACGTTGAATTTACTCACTCAATAAACTTCCACACGTACACTTCAATTTCAAATCTCGCGATTACCGGAACAACCACTTTCCCAGCGAGCTCTGCGAACATTAACGGTTTAGATGACACATTAGCTCTTTATAGTTACGGTGGAGTCATGAAAAACGTTAAGCTTAATTTTCGTGGTGAATTCGCAAACGTGACTGGATCTCCAGCAAAGAACTTAACTCTGGCTTTAGAGAAAAAGCCTAAAACTGGTTCTACTTGGACTCAGGTTGCTACCTACACAACTAACACTCTAGGTAAATTCTCTTTCTCAGAAGATGTTGATACTACTTACTATGATGCTCGCCTCTATGTTAAAGGTGATACTCTTAGCGTAGGTAACATCGTCTCAACCGCAGATGCTCAAAAAATCAATGACTGGATGTTAGGAGTAGCTACTCCTACTGGTTTTGACTACTACACAGGAGACGTTAACGGATCAAACGGAATTACCGTTGCTGACGTTTACGGTGTATTCGGAAGAATCGCTGGCCGTTTCAGCACATGGCCGAATTCTGTTAAAGATGTGTTATTCTTCTCTGCTTCAGAATACTCAACAATTAACGGATCATCTACTAATTATAGATCAACCATTCCAGGTACAACCGAACTTTATTACACAATTAGTGGCGGAGTAGTAGACTCTGTTAAGTTCTATGTTGCTTCTCCTGGTGATGCTAACGGTACCGGTTATAACATGGCACGTTTAACTCCAATTCCAATTGTTAACCCAGCAAATGCTCACAAATACGTAATTGATGAAACCGTTGAATACGATAATTTAACTCTTTCAGTAATGGAGGTTAACGTTCCTAAATTATCAGTAGAAGAAGGTAACCTAGTTAATATTCCAGTAAAGGTTTTAACTAACGGTTCGGATCGAGTAGGAGCTCTTCAATTAGCTCTAAAGTACGATGAATCTCTATTGGAGTTCAGAGGTGTTAACGGCACTGAAAAATCTCAAAAATGGATGGCATTCGTTAATCCATCGAATGGAGTAGTTGAATGGGGAGGATTTGATCCAACCGGTAAAGATAACTTAATGAACAATGGCGAAGAAGTAGTTACTATTCAATTCGCAGCACTTAAGCCTCAAGACGAATGGGGTAAAA